ACCCATTGGGTACAACAATCCGTCCATCAATCGATGCAATCTCACGCGGAACCCTTCCTGATGCAGGAATGACTTTCGAGATTCCAAAGATTACACAGATGCCAGCAGTCGGCGAAGTTGCAGAAGATGCAGCATTCACAGATACAGATCAGAACTCAGCGTTCTTATCAGTAACTGTTAAGAAGTACGCTGGACAACAGACATTCTCTGTTGAACTTCTAGATCGTACATCTCCAGCATTCTTTGATGAGCTAGTCCGCAACATGGCAGCAGCTTACGCAAAGACAACAAACGCAGCAGTAAATGCTGCTCTTATTGCAGGCGCAACAGCAGATGCAACTACAACAGTTACATATCCAACAGCCTCAGAGCTTCTTGGAATTGTTGCTCGCGGATCAGCATCAGTTTATGCAGCCACAGCAGGACTTCCAAACCCATTTGCTCGCAACATGGTTGTATCAACAGGTCAATGGTCAAACATCATGTCTCTAAACGATGCAGGCCGTCCAATCTACACAGCTTCACAGCCAATGAACGCAGGTGGAGCAGTTGCACCAACATCACTTACAGGTAATGTTGCAGGACTTAACCTCTATGTTGATCCAACAAACGCAGGCGATGGCGATGGAACAATCCTTGTTGTAAATCCAGATGCATATACATGGTATGAGAGCCCTACCTACCGCCTACGCGCAGAATCAACTGCAGCAGGACAGGTAACAATCGGCTACTACGGCTTTGGAGCAATCGCTACTAAGGTCGGCGCAGGCGCATTCAAGAATAACAAGGCGTAAGCCACACTAAGTCGCTCTGGGGAGTAGTAGCCCTCTACTCCCCAGAGTCTTTAGAAAGGATTGGGAATGGCTCTTACGACAGTCAGCGAACTTCGCACAACACTTGGTGTTGGCACCCTATATCCAGACGCAACCCTTCAAGAAGTATGTGACGCGACAGACGCAGTCTTGCTTCCAATGTTATGGGCGGATACTAATTTTAATGTGGCACACAGCAACACCACCACAGTAGGCACTTTATATTTTGATGAACTTGTCAAAGACACATATTATGTAGGTCAGACAGTTGTAGTAACTAATAATAAATCGCATCTTAATGGATCAAAGACAATCACAGAAGTTGGCGATTATTCAATTTCTTATGCAATAACAGGAACACCAACAGCAGAGCCTAAGCATGCAGTGCGACCTTATGGCACAGTTACAGTCAGTCCATCAACAGACTGGACGGCTGACATGGCTATTCAACAAGCAGCTTTAATGATATCTGTTGAAATCTGGCAGGCGCGTACAGCCACCCTTTCTGGCAGTAACCTTGTCGATTTCCAGCCAAGCCCTTATCGAATGAGCGCACAGCTTCTCGCTAAGGTGCGAGGATTGATAGCCCACGCACTAGACCCACGCTCGATGGTGGGATAATGCCAGTTGCCATTACTACACTCAGAACCACTTTAGCGACTGCTCTGGTCAATAACGCTAAGTGGCAGACCTTTGCATTCCCGCCAGCTACAGTTCTGGCTAACTCAGTTATTGTGTCACCCGATGATCCATACTTGACACCTAATAATAACTCTCAGATTTCTATTAGCCCTTTTGCTAATTTCAAGATTGTTATGACAGTGCCACTTTTTGATAATGAAGGCAACCTTAACGGCATCGAGGACACAGTAGTTAGTGTGTTTGCACTCCTTGCTGCATCTTCTTTCACCTATAATGTAAGCGCAATAAGCGCACCTAGCGTTCTCAATACTGCTTCGGGAGACCTTCTCAGTTGCGAGATGTCCGTATCAATTCTAACAAGTTGGAGTTAATCATGTCCGATAACGACAAAGCAAACGCAGAATGGCTCGTGCGAATCGGTCAAACTGCAACAGCACCAAAACCAGTCACTAAGAAAGATGAGGAATAATTATGGCACAGGGAATCGTAAATAAGGTTGGATTCAAAGTAGGAGCAACAGACCCTGCCTCAATCGATCTTAGCGCGTATGTAACAAGCTTCACATTGACTCGTTCAGTAGATCAGATTGAGACCACAGCGATGGGTGATACTGGCCATCGTTATGTTGCAGGATTGCAGAATAACACCATTACTGTTGATTTAATCAACGATGATGGAGCTACTGCTGTGCTGCAATCACTCAACACTTTATTTGCTACTAATGCATATTTCAAGTGCGCACTAGATAAGTCAGCATCAGGTTCAGCTGCTAATCCATTTTATAGCGGGCTAATCTTAATTGATACGATTACTCCTATTGCTGGAGATGTTGCAAGCCTAGGAATGCAGAGCCTGACTTTTCAGGTTTCAGGAGCAATCACAGTAGCAACCACAGGTACATTCTAAACAACTAAACAAAGGGGCAAATCATGGCACAGTTAAAAGTTACATTTGCAGATGGAAAAGTAGTGCAAGGGGAAGTAACTCCCTTAATCGAATACATATTCGAACAGCATTACAAGATGGGGTTTCACAAGGCCTTTCGTGAGGAAGAACTTCAGACCCAAGTGTATTTTTTAGCTCATGAAGTTGTTAAGCGGCTAGGTGAGCCAGTAGATGCAAGGTTAGAGACTTTCATCGGCACTCTTAAAAGTGTTGAGGTGCTGGACTCAGACCCTTTGTCTTAAAGCGCGATCTTCCATTCACCTACCTCATTGCTCGTCTGAGCATAAGGTTGGGGGTCGCGCCACAGCAGTTACTAGAGTTAGAACCAACAATGCTTCAAGCATTGTTGCAAGGCTTAAAAGATGAAGCAAAGGAGATGAACGATGCCAACAGAAGTAGTAGGCGCGGTCGCCCTTAAGAAAGCCTTAAACAAATATGCTCCAGACCTTGCTAAAGAATTGACAAAAGAATTGGGCGCAGTTCTCAAGCCAATCGTCAATGAAGCTAGGTCATTTGTCCCCATTGCTTCTCCTATGAGTGGCTGGAGTGAAGTTACTAGCCCTCGTGGCAGGTTTCCAAAATATAACGCTATGGAAATCCGTAAGGGAATTATCTATAAAACATCACCTTCTAAGCCTAATCGTGCTGGCTTTGTTAATAATATTCGTATTCAAAATAAGTCTATGATTGGCGCAATTTATGAGACTGCTGGTCGTAAGAATGGTCAAGGTCAGGATTGGGTTGGGCCAAAGGCAGGCGGAGCATCTAAGGGTGTATCTCGCTCAAATAATCCTTATGCTGGCAATCAATTTATTTCTAATTTAGGGCAACTCTATGGGCCAGTTCGTAAAGGTGATCATCGCATGATGGGTCGCTTAATCTTTAGAGCGTGGGCTAACACTCAGGGCAAAGCCAATGCTTCGGTATTTAAGGCTATTGAAAACACAACAACAAAGTTTAATCGTAGAACAGCAATGGTAGATGTTAGGAGAGCAGCATGAGTAATGTAGCCATTAATATCGCCGCTGAGTTCATAGGCAAAAAGGCGTTTAAGGCAGCAGAGACATCTACCGATAAACTTTCTAGAAGTGTTAAAAGATTAGCAGGCAGTTTAGGTGTTGCTTTTGGTGTTCGTGGCATTGGTCGGTCAATCAAAGCCTTTGCAGAAGATGACAAAGCAGCTCAAGCATTAGGACAAACTCTTAACAACCTTGGGCTTGCTTTTGGTAGCAGTTCAGCAACAGTCAATGGATACATTTCTCGCTTAGAGCAACAGACTGGTGTTCTTGATGATGAGCTTCGTCCAGCTATGGATCGCTTTTTGCGAGCCACAATGTCAGTTACTAAGTCTCAGGAATTGCTCAACCTTGCACTGGATATAAGTGCAGGCACAGGTAAGAGCCTCACCCAAGTCTCACAAAGTCTCCAAAAAGGTTATCTAGGTCAGACTCAAGCTCTAGGTCGTTTAGGGGTAGGACTTAGCAAGGCAGAACTGACTAGCTCAAACTTCGAAGAAATCCAACAAAAACTTTCTGTTCTTTTTGCAGGTCAGGCTTCTGTTGCTGCTGGCACTTATGCAGGCGAAATAGCCAAGTTACAGGTTGCAGTTAATAATGCCAAAGAAACTATTGGCAAGGGATTTGTTGATGCCCTTAAAAGTGCTTCTGGGTCAAACACCATTGATCCAGTAATTAGCGGTATTGGAAAGATTGCAAATGCTTTCGCAGCCCTTACTCGCGAAACTGGCAAGTTTATCAATATCACTAAATCTTTATTTGACCCAAAGAACTTCTTCTTTTACAACAATCCTGCTAATGGCTTCAAAGGCATGGGCAACATTTCAACAAGCGTATCTTCACAGGATACTCAGAAGGCCGATGCGATAGCTGCATCTAAGGCAGCTGCTGCTCAACTTAAGGCAACTCAGGCTTTAACCAAATCCACTAAAGATAATCTTAAACTGGCTAAAGCCAAAGCAATCTTTGACCTACAGAAGATTCAGATTGAAGCAGCCCTCAAGGGCAAGATTTCAGAAGAAGATCGTATTCGCCTTAAACTCATGCAGGCTATTGAATCTGAGAACATTGACCAGATTGATAAATACACCAAGATGTTGGATGATGCTCAGAAGAATACTGAGAAGCTAGTCAGCACCTTACAGAGTATTAAACCTCTTGATAATATCTTCAAAAACTGGAACATTATGTCTGTCAAGGAACAGTTAGATACACTTGAAGGTTATTTCAAGTCTTTTGCTGGTTCAGCAGCTTCTGCTTTTGCTTCTTTAGGTGCAGCACAAAAAGCAGCACTTGGTGGCTATGTGCCATTCGTGGGCGCAACTAACGCATCTCTAGGCATTACATCTAACGGTGGCACTAGTACCTCAATGCCATCTACTGTTGGACTAGGTACTTCTGGCACAGGCAATCAATTACCTGTGGGCGTAACCATTAACACAAACATTGAAGGCTCAATCATTGCCGAAAACGACCTTAATGAAGCAATCAACAAAGCCCTAGCAGCTTCTGGATGGGCTGGCACAGCTATTGGATATAGCCGTCAGGCAGTTATTACGGCGGTCTAATGGCACTACCAGCAACCCTTACAGTCCAGATTAACTTTGCTAATGGACCAGCTTACGGAATCCCACTTACTTTAGATGATCCTGTAGATGGCATTCTAGGTAAAAATGTATTGGCTGAAAGTGCAGCCCTTATTATTGATTACACAGCCTCTACTACCAATATCGCTATTCGTAGAGGTCGCAATCTTTTGCAAGATACTTATGATGCAGGGCAAGCAACAGTCAGAATCCTTGACCCTCAAGGCAATTTCAACCCCCAAAACACATCATCTCCAATTTACGGCTATTTGCAACCAGCGAGAAAACTCCGTATTTCAGCCAATTATGGTGGAACTGATTATTATCTCTTTTCAGGATATACAGCAGAATATCGTTATACCTATCCTCAAGGCCAAGAAACTGCTTATGTCACCATTACTGCATTCGATGCTTTTAAGATATTCAATACTTCAGCAATCACCACAGTAACAGGGGCAGTAGCGGGTGAGACTACTGGCACTCGTATTGGCAGGATTTTAGATACAATCAATTGGCCTTCTGGTATGCGTGATATTGATACAGGTCAAACGACTTGTCAGGCTGACCCTGCAAGTTCTAGAGCTGCACTTACCGCATTGAAAACAGTCGAATTGACAGAATACGGTGCTTTTTATATTGATCCAGAGGGCAACGCAGTATTTCAGGACAGAGCTTTTACAACCGCATCTATTGGCGGTACTCCAACATTGTTTAACCAAACTGGTACAGGAATACCTTATGCCAATGTTAAGTTCGCCTTTGATGACAAGTTGGTCTATAACCAAGCCAATATCCAGCGTACGGGTGGTACTACCCAGACCGCCAGCGATGCTGCTTCAATAAATACTTATTTCTTGCACTCTTATACCCAACAGAATCTTCTTATGGAAACCGATGCGGAAGCCCTAAACTTTGCTCAGGCTTATATTGCTTCGCGTAAAGATACGAGCATTCGCATAGATGCATTGAGCCTTGATTTAATGACTCCAAATTATACGGCTGGAATCACAGCAGCTTTGGGATTGGATTATTTTTCTCCAGTTACCATTACCAACACCACGGACAGCGGTTCAACAATAACCAAGACCTTGCAGGTTCAGGGTGTCAGTCATGACATCACACCTAATTCTTGGATTACGACTTTCTTGACGATGGAACCAATAATCGATGGCTTCATTCTAGATTCGACATTATACGGTATCCTTGGGGTATCGTCTTTAAGCTACTAAGGAGTAACAATGGCAGGTGCAGGATACAAGCTTTTTAGCACAGGAGATGTCCTGTCAGCGAGCGATGTCAATTTATATTTACAGCAACAGACAGTCATGGTCTTTGCTAGTGCAGCAGCGCGTACAACTGCTCTTGCAAGCGTTCTTGCAGAGGGAATGGTCACTTACCTCAAAGACACAGATGTAGTGGAAATCTACACAGGTGCATCTTGGGTATCTCTTGATGATCCAAACGCTATCCAAAACTCAATCGTTACCGCTAAAGGTGACATCATTGGTGCTTCTGCTGCTTCTACTCCTGCGCGTTTAGCAGTGGGAACAAATGGTCAAGTCTTGCAAGCTGATTCAACAGCTGCAACTGGATTAAAATGGGCTACTGCTAGTGCTGGAGCATTGACTCTAATCAGCACGACAAACTCAAGCGCGGTTTCTACATCGGTCACATATTCAAACTGCTTCACATCAACATATCGAAACTATCTTGTAAATATCGATGGAGCATTAAGTGCCAGCAGTGGATTTATTCAAATCCAAATGCGTGCTAGTGGAACAACTCAGACCACAAATTATTATGGTGGTCGTTACCAAGTTGGAACAAGCGGAAGCGGTTATTCAGTAGGCCAGACAAATGCTGCGTCATGGGAAATATGCGATGGATCAAGTAACAAGTTCAGCATATCTGCAAACATCATGACTCCTCAGGTTGGAAAAGTCCAATGCAATACACGCTATTGGACACGCAACGGAGACACAGGAGGAATCCAGCAAGGTTTTATTGATAATACGACTCAATATGATTCAATGGTTTTGGCCTTTTCAGGCACATTTACTGGCACTGTTTCTATTTACGGATATGGAATCTAATATGAAAAGACAAGAAGTTGATTGCTTGACTGGGGAAGTTTTTGAAATTGATTTAACTCCAGAAGAAGTTAAGGCTTACGAAAAAAGACTAGCGGATGATGCTAAGGCTATAGCCGATGCAGAAGCTAAGGTTGCAGCTGATGCTGTTGCTAAGGAGGCTTTATTGGCTAAACTTGGCATAACCGCCGATGAAGCGGCTCTTTTACTTGGATGACACCAAAACTTTCTAAAGCTGCAATCCAATTAAGAGAGCAGATAGATGATTCCTTCCCAGATCGTGATAGGACATCGGATGGTTGGGTCGGTGATACCCGACACGCTGCTCGTAAGTCTGATCATAATCCAGATGAGCAAGGCTGGGTTCGTGCCATTGACATTGACGCAGACTTATTCGGTGCAGGAATCAAACCGCATATTATGCCAGACCTTGCAGATCAACTTCGAATCAGTTGCAAGTCTAAGGCAGAAAAGCGCATATCGTACATTATATTTAACGGCAGGATTGCGTCTCCCATCCTTAACTGGAAGTGGCGCAACTACACAGGGGCTAACAAACACACTCACCACATGCATGTTAGCTTTAAGAAAGAAGCTGACCTACTGGGTGAGTTTTTTCAGATACCTATGCTAGGAGCAAACTAATGAATATGAAAAGCCCTTATGTCCTAACTGCTGGAGCATTTCTATCAGCATGGGCTGCAACTAATTTCGCAGCTGACTATCGCTCAGTTCTCTGGGCTTTGCTAGCTGGTGTCTTTGGATATGCGACACCTAAAAAGTGACACAATCTGACTTCTTTACCCTTTACCTAGCAACGCTGGCAATAGTCGGTGGCTTGTCTGGGTATGTCATTACTCATCTGTTGTCTGAGATTAAAAGACTCAACACGCGAGTCGATGAAATCTACAACATCTTACTAGACAGGTAACATTCTGCTATGGCAAGAAAAGCAACTAAGGCATTAGAGCAACAAGGCTACTCAAAGCTAGATGCTTACTGCATTGGCTTATATGAGTATTTCTGTAGTCTTAAGCGAGCAGGCTTCAAAGAAGATGTAGCTATGTTTATGATTACTGAGCCAAATGCTTACCCTGCTTGGATATTGCCTGATCCTGTCGATCCAGAGAAGTTCGGCAATTACGAAGATGAGGACGATGACTAAAAAAAGGTACTTGGTCATCAGTGACCTCCAGATACCGTTTCACCATGAGGCAGCCGTCAAGAACCTCATAAAGTTAGTTCGTCGAGAGAAGTTTGACCTCATCCTAAATACAGGCGATGAGTTAGATATGCAGAGCCAGTCTCGCTGGGCTCAAGGTACTAAGTTGGAGTGGGAAGGTACGCTAGATGCTGACAGAAGCCTTGCGCAGGATATTCTCTATGAACTCGGCACAACAGATGTCACTCGGAGCAATCACACAGACCGCCTATACCACACACTATTACGCGCACCTAGCCTCATCGGATTACCAGAACTGGAATACGCAAAGTTTATGGACTTCGCTGGACTCGGAATCCGCTTCCATAAAAGACCATTCGAGTTTCACAAGGGATGGGTCTTAGTTCATGGCGATGAAGGATCAATGAACTCTAATGCTGGACTCACAGCTCTTGGGCTGGCTAAAAAGTTCGGCAAGTCTGTTGTCTGTGGTCACACTCACAGGGCAGGCATTAGTGCCTTCACAGAGGGCATAGGAGCCTCATACAGGACTCTTTGGGGCTTAGAGGCAGGAAATGTCATGGACAAGAAGAAAGCCTCTTATTTGAAGGCTGGAAGCGCTAATTGGCAGATGAGCGTGGCAGTCATTGAGACTCATGGAGACCGCGTTTCACCCATGCTAGTACCCATCAATAAGGATGGCTCCTTTACCTTGTACGGGAAGTTGTACCAGTAAATGTACCCTAAGGCTCGTTAAGGTACTATTGAAATCGTTATCATTTTGTTACCTAAATGTCCTTGATTAGTCTGGACTCTATGCAACACTAATCCTGTAGCCAATCAAGGGCATTGGCACAGATAGGTACAGAATGACAAACAATGAGAAGTTGTTGATTATCTGCCTTATTGGGGCAGGTATCAGCTTTATAGTAATGGCAATTACATCCTACAAAGAAGCCTATGATCGTGGCCATCGCGATGGCTGGCATAAGGGCAGAGCTGTGAATCGCTCAGAGTTCTGGTCAGAATGAAGTATCAGGAGATTTTACAGAGTGCAACCGACATCATTCAAGATCGTGGTCTTAACGACTACGGCCACCCAGCAGATAACATGCAACACGCAGCAATGCTCATCAGTGCATACCTACAGCACCCAATCGAGGACTATCAAGTCTGTGCAATACTTGCGCTCATCAAGATTGCCAGAGCCAGTTCAGGCACAGTCGATAAGTCAGATAATTACATCGATGGAGCAGCCTATATTGCTTTAATGGGGCAACTAGCTACAGAGGAGAATGAATTATATGTTTAACCTTTCGGAATACGAGACAGTTGATAGTCGCATTCACCAATTCTATGCAGAATACAAAGATGGCAGAATTGTTACTGAAATGGAATTGATTGACATGGAGAAAGGTCTGTGCATATTTAAGGCTTACATTTATAAAGACTCAGTTAAGACCATGCCAGATGCAACAGGTTATGCAGATGGGGCTCGCAAAGATCGCGGAGTCGATGCTCAGTTCTGGATAAACAATGCAGAGACAAGCAGCATTGGTAGAGCTTTGGCTAACTTGGGTTTATCAGCTAAAGGCAAGCGGCCTAGTCGTGAGGAAATGTCACAGGTTGCACCTAACCATCCAGCTCTTAAAGTAGTAAAGCAAGAAGTAAAACCAGCACCACAAGACATCAAAGAGGGTGACACTGATTACTGGACTACACCAATCGGATCATCTGTCAAGACCACTAACGCACCAGTAACACTAGAGAGTGCAATGGCTACTGTGACAGAGATTCTGGGTACGGCAGAAGCTATGGATGCACCTAGTTGCAATCATGGCCACATGGAATGGCGCACTGGTCATTCTGCTAAGACTGGTAAAGATTGGGCTGGGTTCTTCTGTGCCACCAAGGGTCAAAGTGGTGGGATGGATAAGTGTCCAACGCATTGGTACAACTTAAGTAGTTCTGGCAAATGGGAACCACAGAAGGCGAGGGTATAATGGGGTATGCAGAGTTTCACACAGCTGACGGCTGGGTTAATGTGGAAGATATGCCTATAATTGACACAGTTAATTGCCAACTATGCAATGAACCAACACTGGCATCTGACATTACGATCACTGCAAGAATCGTTGAAGGTGTCGTAGTTGCTGGCACTTGGTCTTGCAATAAATGTAAGGCAGTCAATGGATAAGGAAATGCTGTTGATGTATTTGACATTAGCTTTATTCATTGGCGGAGTTGCAATGGGGTACATGGCTGGGATGAATCATTAGCCAACATAGAAAGTACAGAGGTTTCGCGACAGAACGCGTAGTGGCAGATTACTTGGGGAAGGTCTGGCCTTATGCATCCGTCGGTCGCGGAAAGGGAAAGGATATTCAGG